AGGTGTGCCCTTGAACTTCGGATCGATCTCTGCGTTCTTCTGGTGCCGCTTAAATGATGCCATGCGTGCTATGGTGTCCCGGCTGATCTTCTCGCGCTTGGCCAGCTGATTGGCCCGAGTCCAGCCGACTGCCGTCATGCCTTTGACTTCGTCACCATGCTCATCGCGCCAGCGCAGAACCTTTTGAGCATTGTCACTAGCGCTTTGCGGGTAATCGTTGTAACTCTCGAACGCGGCTTGATCTGACTGAGAATCCAGATTTCCACCTTCTTCGGCTTCCTGCCACGCGGCGCACCAGTATTGTGGCCGGATCGCCGCTTTCCATTTCGTGCAGTAGAATCGGTGCTTCTCGTCACCTGCCTCAAAGTCTTCGACATAAAATTTACAGTTGATGCACGCCTGCCCCTTTGTCTCGCCGCTACTCCGCGCTGGCCTGTAAGCGTCTGGCAGTGATTCCGGAATGGCCTCGCCGTCCGGGTAGTTCCTGAACGCGCTTGCCTGCTCCTCCTTCGTTGCCATCGGATGCTCATCAGGCAGCAGATCCGTGTCATGCTTGCCGCTGCGGTAGCGAAGATTGCGGAGCGCATAAAGGAATGAATTGACCCGCGCCTGCGCCCATTGCTCCGGCGATGAGACGCTCGGCCTCACGCTCGATGGGTTGGTCTTGTATGCGCCGATTCCTCGATTGTAAACGATCTTGAGCTTGCGAAGCGTTGTCTGCTTGCGCTTGTCATCACCGACCTTCTCGCGGTGATCTTCGAGTTTTGCTTCGAGCGACTTCTCGACGCGTTCACTGACCTCATCATTCAAAGCCATCTCATCCTGCTGCGTGCTTTCATTCCATTGCCGGATGCAAACAGCATAGCGTTGCTTGTCATCCGGGAAATCCTCGACGGATGTTTCATCGATCATGCAACGCTGTAAGAACTCGTTGCGCCGCTCGGTTGGCTCTGGTTTAGGTAGTGGCATTAGACTGGATCTCCTTCGACGACTTCGGTGTAGTTGCCGCTGATGCTGGTCGGGAACGGGTTGATAAGTTCCTTCCACTCGAGTCCATTGGCTTCTGCGATCTGCTGCGCCTTGCGGATGTTCTGCGCCTTGCGTCGAAGCACGTCCTCGGCTGTGTAGCCGAATGGCGCTGTGATGTCGTCCAGCGACATTGCTCCGGCCCGGAAGTATTCCATGTCAGCTTTGACTTGTGCCGCCCGGTTGATCCAGCGGAACGCCGGCCGTTGCCACCTGACGCCGAATGGCGAAGGTGCCTGCGCCATGTCGATCACTCCGTCCTTGATGATCTGCGAAAGCCATCTGCGATAGAGTCGATCCATCACCCGGATGACATCGCTCTGGTAAGATTCGATTGTCTGCTGGTATTGTAGCACCACGCCCTGTGATGCGGAGAACGAGCTGCCGCCGATCTCCATGAGCAGAAACTCGAGCGGTATGCCGACCGCGCTGCCGACCTTGCGCAGCAGGTAGCTCACCCACTGGATGCCGTCGACGTTCGGTCTGCCGTTACTGCTGATGACGCTGACGTCCTCGCCCGGCTCCATGTAATGAAAGCGCCCGGGCTCGAACTGTTCGAGATTTCCGTCCTCGTCCTGCTCGCCAGATTCCAAGCGATTCTGAAGTTCAAACTCGTAGCTATTCTCGCGCTTCACCACTACGGAAAGCGACGCGCTGATCTTGGCTGCGATCATCTCGACGCGGTCGTATTCGTCGCAGTCCTGCAAAGTGTTTAGGATTGGTGCCAGTTCGGGGATGCCGCGATATTGCACCGGCCGGATCCGACGGAAAAATGGAATGAAGTTGCGAGCACTGATCTCACGCTGATTGCGAATCACGCCATTGATTCGGTCTCCCACTGTGTAACTGATCGGTCTGCCGACGTCATCGATCTCGACGCCGTTCTGAAATTTTGCCGATTCGCTCCCGGTGTGCTGGCCGCTCGGATTTCCGATGCGGCTGCCGTCGATGAACTGGATCTTGCGATTGTTGATGTGCAGCCCGCAGTCGCCGTAGAACAGAAGCGAGTCCACCATCTGCTGCTGGATCTCGCGCATGTCCATCTGCTCGGCGATGTCCGGGTTGCTGGAGAACTTCTGCCACTCCTCCTCGATCTTCTCGTCGGTCTCCTCGTTGCCGGTTGTCGGCTGCGGTATGATGCCGCGACCGATCACGTCTGCCTTCCGCAGTCGAGACATCGATGCGACCACCGGGTTGTTGCGTCGAAACTCGACGCAGGCGCTGATGAGCCTGTCGCGGTCGTAGTTCGATAGCTCGACCTCTTCGCTGCGTATTGCGTCCACGCCGCGACGCGCCCGGTTGCGGGTGTTCTTGATTGCATCGTAACCCCGGAAAGCCTTCCAGAATTGCTTTGTCGCTAGACCGATGCGCGATGGTTTCTTTGTTTTCTTAGCCATTGAAATTCAGCATCGTGATGCGATTGCGACCGCGACCTCCGAGCGTCCGGTCTTTCAGCGCGATCAGCTTGTCAAGTTTCTCGACTTGTGCGATCAAGTCGCCGACATCAGCCAGACTGAATGTTTGGTCTCCGATAGAGTAGGAAGTCACGCCTTCCTCTGCCAGCTTGTTGATAGCAGTGAGGAGCTTGTCGCGGATCGCGACCAGTTGAGCAGTCGAAGTTGTGGCAGCCATTGCAAAAGGCCGCGCTGTCAATTCTAGGCGCGAAAAAGCCGCCACTCTTTCGAGTGACGGCTTAACCCTATGATTTCCCTACCCATGAGAAAGTCTATTCGTCTGCTCCAATCTCGCAGGGTTCTCCACATGCGCTTCCAGTGTCCAGAGAAACATCGTAGCTTGCTTGGCTGAACATCTGCGCTTGGCCTTGGTCACGGTAAGGCTCAAAGTTCCCCCTCTCGCCATCTTAATGATGTCTACGGCGCGACGATCACCGCGAAACATGACTCGAAAATCTTTTATCTCCGGATCAGTAATCGCGGTCGTTTGTGTAAACATTGTAACTCATCCTTCGCCCCCTTCTGCCTTGGCGATAGCTCGACGAACGTTCATCGCGGTTAAATCGCCATCTCCGCCCGAACAACTTCGATAGGCGTCTATAAGTGGCAAGCATTGTTTAAGCGACTCCAGCAGCTCCGGTGCCGCAGCAATGAGCCGTGCGGCTTGTTCCGCGTGTCGGCGCTCTCCTTCGCTCGCCCCATAGGGAAACCGTATTTTCGCCGGGCCGACTTGATACCATTGGCCCCCGGTTGCGTTGTCCGCGTTGTCATAAGCTATTGTCCATTTTTCTTTCATTCTGTTCCTTATTCTAGTGTTTTACCATCCGCGCCCGACGTGGTCCTCTATGGGTTTTTCAAGAGGCAAGCGGCCAACGGGGTTTCCCCCGGTTTGGAAGTTGCGACTTTCATTTTTTTCAGTAAAGCAAATCTGCCAGCCAAAGTCCCGTCCCTGTCCCGGCTGATGCCCCGGCGCAATAAATGATGCGAGTCGTCCATGTTGCGAACGCAGCTCGCTTCACGTTGAAAGTCCAGACCAGCGAGATCAGAAATCCCACGATCAGCGCCCCGACGATCTTGCCGTTGGCAATCTGCCAAGTGTTCAGAACGACAAGCAGCACCTGCGCCCATGCTTGTAGAAATGTAGTCAAATTTTGCATCACCAGAATCCTGTTGCACTTCGGTTCCTGCTCGACTTCGGGCGCTTTGGCTTCGGCTTCGGCTCATCCACCGCCGTCGGCGCTGCCACGCTTCGGTCGGCTCTGGCAATGCCGATGAACTTTGACAACGCCCTCGCCATGATCTCGCAGTCCCATAAGTGATCGCCCCGGTTGCGCTTCATCTTCTTCACCGTTTTGACGTGACCGCTCTTGGTCGTCTCCTTTACCCAGTAGGTCGAGAACAGTTGCTTGTAGTAAACCTCCGGCGTGTCCTTAAAAGTGTAAAAGCCGCTGATCTGCCGCGAACGCAGCCGCGCCATCTCATCCTCATAGACGCCCTTGTTTATGTGCAGGTAGCGAATCTTGCTCCGACCGGCTCGGCCCTTAGTGTCACCCGTGAACGGATCCTTCATTTGCATCCGGTATGGCTGCCCCTGTCCGAGATCATTCCAGCCGCGAGACCCGAACCACTGGCCGCGCCGCTTGAAGACCGCCTCATAGATCTCTGCGGTCCGGTCGCCCGCGCAGTCGATGATCCCTGCATGGCAGGCGTGCTGGCTGAACTTCTCGTCCAACTCGCCGAACGATGCCACCTGACCGCAGTCCACCAGATAGCTCTTGCCGTCCCGGTCGAATCCACGAACCACGAACCAGAACGAATCTGTCTGCGTGTCGGCTGCGATGATCCGGTAGTCGCCGACCAGCTCGCCGCGCTGATGCTCTGCCTCCAGCTCGTTCGCTTCTGCCTCGTCGGTGTTCGCCCAGTCCTCACGCCAAGGCTCGGCCAGATTGCCTTGAATGAACTTCTTCAGTCCATGCGTCGATCCGCTCGCCTGCAACCAATTCACCATCATGCTGGCGAACGTGATCGCCGGAGCGTAAAGTGAATTTAGATGATAGCTGCGATGTCCTGCCGGCGCCTTCGGATTCTGCGCTCGCCACTCGCCACCCTTGATCATCTGCGGCTTGTGCGCGTCCAAAATCTTGCCGTCGCAGCATTGGCACCGGTAGTGCGCCGTCCTCGCCACCATGTCGAAGTCCCATGTCCCGTCTTCCATTCGGGCACCTTCATCAAATCCGATGCCGTAACGCTTCTTGCCGTCCGATCCATCTTGCCGCCATTGCAACTCGATCATCTCGCCGCAGTGTGGACATGGCACAAAGTAGCGCCGCTGGTCGCCGTAGAGATACTCCTCCCAAATGCCGCCGACCTCATCCTTCGGCGTGCTGGTCTGGATGATCTTGTATTCCCGGCGCCCCTTGATCCGCTCGAGCGCAGCCAGCCGGATGTCCGGATCGATCTCGTCGATCTCGTCGAGAACCAGATAAGCAATCGGCGCAGACTTCACATTGTTCTCGGATCCAGCTCCGGCGAAAGTCAGCGTGCAGTTCAGAAACTCCTGCCGCATGTTCGTGATCTTGTCTGAGTCGATCCGCCCGGTCGCTGCCGACAATGGACATTGCACCCGGAGCGGTGCGCAGTCCTCGACGAATGGTAGCCATCGCCCCTTCGAGAACGCCCGCGCATTCTCCGCGCTCGGCATGATCCAGAGCGTGTCCTTCGGGAACTCGCTCAGAAGATAAGCGACGCCTGCATACATGCTTGTGGTCTTTGAACTCTGCGACCCCCAACAAAGCGTCACCTTCTGCACCTGCGGATTCACAAGCGAGTTGACCGGCTCCTGCGCGTATTGGAAAAGACGCAGCGAACCGGGTAGCTCCGAGACATTGTCCCGGAGCGTGCAATTCTGAGCCGCCCATTCGACCGGAGGCTTCAGCACTCGCGGCTCGAATAAATGAGCCGCGTCTCTATTTGACTGTGAAGCCATGCTTTGCCGCGAACTGTTTTGCGTATGCTTTTGAATCCTTCGCCATTCGTGTTTTGAAATTCCTGACCTGACCATTCAATGCCAGACGAAATGCTCCGATGCCTTTTGCATTCGGATTCAAACATGCCTGCACCGCGTTGTAGATCGTGATTGTGAAATTGTCTTTGCCTCGGATTGCCTCCCATGCCTTCAGCGCTCGTGCCGCATCTGATGGCACCTTCATCTTTGTCGCATAAGCCGGCGCACCTGCCGGGATTCCTAGCTTGAGCATTCGCAGCAAATGATACCACGATGCCTTCGAGAGCCCGGCGACTGATTTTCGATACTTCTTCTCACGCTTCATGAATGCCTTGCCTGCTTTGATCATCGCGTTTATCTCCGACTTGTTCTTGCGTCCAAGATCCACTTTCGACCCGGGCTTATATCGGCCTGTCCGCTTAACCTCTCCCGGAACATTCTTCAGTTTGCCGTCGGTGTGCAGGAGCGCCCACTTTGATTTGTCGTCCCATGATGCAAGGTTGACCCAAACTTTGCCTGACTTGGTAATGCCGACAAAGCCTTTGCCCGGCACCTCAAACGGCTTCCGAAAGTTCTTCTCGACTGAAGCGTTGATGCTCTTGGCAGATGCTTTTTTCGTCTTCTTCGCTGCTGATGCCAGAACGTCTTTTGTGACAGCGCGAACGACTGGCTTTGCTGCTGCCTTGTTCATTTTCTTCAGCTCCCTGATCATGCTATTGAAGCCGCGAGCGTCGATGTCCATTTTTCCTGCCATATCAAAATCCGATTTGTAAATGGAGGCGGCAGGAGTTGAACCTGCGTCCTAAGTGAACCGCAGCCCACAAAGTCGAAAAGACCCATCGCCCCCCCTTCCCTGATGTGAAAAGAATGTCGGCCAAGTGTTTCAATGGGGAACAATGCGAGGCTCCGCGCCTCTGACAAAAACCCGTCCGAGGATCTCCCCCGGCACCATGCCTGACCGACAAATTGATTGCAGCTTATTCATTCTGATTCGTCAACCTCAGCAGATAAAAGTATCTTCTGGATCTCTGCAAAGACTCTTTCATCCAAAGCGTTTCTGACAGCCAGCTCTGCGATGTTAGGATTTTCCGGATTTGCGATCAATGAGACCTGCCGAGGCAGCGCATCGAGTAATCTGCGAAGTGGTGTCAGCGTCTTGATGATCGTCTCGCTGACCTCGGATTGTGGAACCAGCGATTCGGCTTTCATCTGATATTCCAGCTCGCGAAGATTCGCCATCGCTCTCTCGCGTCTGGCCTGCTCGCCAGTCAGCGCTGCCTTCAGATCGATCAAGTCCTGCTTCGTGTAGTTCTTTCCATCCAGCGCAATTCGCCCCGATCCTTTGCCGCTGCTCTTATGCTCGGCCAGCCAAGACTGCCATGCCTCGAGATTCTTTTCCCTGGGAACTGTGTCTGGATGCTCGCGCTTCCACTTCGACAATGTGACCGGAGTCACGTCGAGTTTTTCGGCCAGTGCTTTCCATGTTTTCAGGTTTGTCATTTTAGAATGATTCTAATTCAAAAAGGTTTTGAGACAGATTCTCATAAATTTGTCGACGTGCGGATGTGCCT